ATCTTTCCGGGGAAGCAAGTTCCCCGGTCTTTCTGGTCCCGTGGCGCAATCTTGTGGATGTGCGGGTTCATGTAGGTATCCGGATAGGTCAGGGTTTCAATCTTGACCATCTGGATCTTCTGGAATTGCCAGTCCTTCGGTCTTCCTGAAGGTGCTGGATCAAGAATCGGTAATGGCATAATAAAAGAGAGGTGGCTAAAGAATATTAGAGTTTTCTGTTTCTACGCGCTGACATTGAGATCCTCTTTCTTACCGATCTCTTTCATAGCAGCAAGGAATTGGCCGGGTCTCTCTTCACTCCCTCCCGCTGCAATGACCTTCTTGATGAACTCCCCGGTCTCTTTGTTCTTGAGAGACTTGACCTTTAGATTGCCATTCACGATACCGGCAATAATACCAATACCGTTCCCGGACACGCGCACCATCTTTTCCGCGCCTTCAATCTCCGGCTGATCCGGTGCAGAGTGTTCTTCCTCTTCATCCTCACCGCCACCTCCGGCCCGGCCATCCCCGCCTTTCTTTTTCTTGTGGGAAGTGGATTCCTGCTGTTTCAGGGTCGTGAGGTAATATCTCTTGCCACGGTTGCCCTGCCGGACGGTTCGACCTTCCGGTGCAGCCTGACCGGGTTTCAGGTACACGCGGGCCTTGGCGAAATTCTCATTGGCGGATATGACTTCATATTTCAGACCGGCTTTATAGAACTCATCGCCCGGTTCAAATCGCGCCTTCCGGTACTCTACCTCTTCCTTGTTTCCCATCCGCTGCTCGGTATTCTCACCACCTTGCCCGTAATCGCTGATATTGGTCGGCTGGTACATCTCGGAACCTTGCCCGTATCGGCCCTGTTCCTGATCGCCGAGAATATCACTGTCACCTCCCATATCGCCACCCATCTCCTGCATCATGGCGTTCTCCTTGGCTTCATCCAGATCTTCAAGATCAGTCTTTGACAGCGGTTCGTCGTTGGCGATCTTGTATGCCAGTCTTGCAGGGATACCGGCTCCAAGTCCGGCCGTGATGGAACCCATGCGGATTGCGCCAGTCTGGGCGACTTTCTGTTTGTCGTCCAGCTCCATCTCCTGAATGAACCGGAACTGCCATGTCTTCTTGTATCCCTTGAGGAACGGCAGGATCTCACGGTTGATCTTGTCCTCAAGATACTTCATCATGGGTTTCAGCAGCCGGCTCTTGGTGACGTTCCGGTGGACGTATGCGACCGCCCGGTTCACATCCCCGCCAATGAACTCATCGCTCGGGAACCCGAAGTAGCCCCATACGAGCTGTGCAACGAACTTCTGGCCTTCTACCCATTCCATGTCATGTAGGTGCTGTGCCAAGGAGGTTGCTGTTTCACCATTGACCAAGTGCATGACAGTACCGGTGCGGGTCGGTCCCTGGTTCTCGAATCGTAACTGCGTCAACCGCTGTTGGATCTGGTTAATATCGTAGATGTTGGGATGGTTGAGGATCAGGGACGGGATCATACCGTTCTGGAAGGTCTTGCCGGCCGCTACGGTGCTGTCAATGAGATACTGAATCCAGTATTTCAGGAACTTGATATAGTCCGTGCCGTAAATATCGTCTGACCTCTTATACAGGGCAAGGTAACAGACTTCTGACGGCGTGTAGGGGATGTAGACACCGGTCTGTGACCGCTGCCAGTACCGCCATGTGAACCCACGGGACCACCAGCCCTGCATCAGTACTTCTTTCCCGGGCGTCTTCTCGGACGTGAACTCGGTTGCCCGGATACCGATGTTGTCGTTTGTCGGGACGCTGATGAGCTGCGGCACCCGGTCCATCTCGATCCAGAACTCCGTCCCGAGATACGATTTCAGTTCGATCAGTTCTTTTCTCCGATTGAACGTCTTGACAATCGCGCCGGCATCGTACCGGAACATATCCCGGATTGACGGCACGAACACGTCCCGGAACGATCCTTGCGGGTTCGGCTCGCACATGAAATCGTATGCGGAGTCTACCCGGTCACCGGTATCCTTGTCCGTCACATCCCAGTTGACTGACCCGATATAGTCAAGGAACGCCTTCTCGACCATGGCGATATACGCATTCCTCGCCATCTTGTCGTTATCCGCCTTGATGAAGTCCGACCGGTATACCCCGAGTGAGTTCCATGCAGTACTGATGGAATTGATCGCCCTCCTAAACTCCTCGTCCTTGAGAATCGCGTCTTTATCATCCTGCCGGAGAGCTGCGTTCAGGTTATCGTATGCGTCCGGCACTTGTACTGAGGAGAGGGATTTCGTCAGGATATCATTGAACATCTGGGTACTGTAAAGGAACTGCGCGTCACTGACGGTATTATCGATCATGCCCGGCGGGACGGCAAGGAGATTGGTGCCACCCTGTACGAGATCAAGAGCAGTCTGCTGTCTGCGTGGTGCACCGGCTTTTCTTACGATCTGGAACTGTTCAGACTGTAGACGCTGATTAGAGTCTAAACAAATATTTTCTCCTATTTTCTCGTCGAGTGTAAGATAATCGTTAAGAGAAAATTGTGCCCGGGATTTGGGGATTGTTTTCATAGGGACGACTCCTTGATTAAGGAATCCCGCTCCGATTAGATAAAGTTTACTTTAGAAAAGGAAAGTGAGGTTGTTTTAATCATAATTCGCACAAATATCCTGATTCTCTTCTGACCCAAAACCAGCGATCTGTCTGGATTCACTTTTTAGTATCAATTCATCCACATCAATCTGACAACTTTTATCGATCTTCTTCTTCAGCAATGGGTTCAATTCGTTATCCGTGAACGGCCCGGCCAACTGATTGCCGGCATACCGGTCTAGACCCCAGATTGCGAGAGCTGCTGCCATTACGGTATCATCGTGTCTTCCCTTGGGTGCCGCATACCTGATATATCCTGTCGCGCCTTCAGACTTCTTCATCTCCAAGGATTCATGCTCTTTCTTGGTGATCTGTTCATTCAGCAGCCGGAAGGTCATGTTCTCCATACCGAGAAGATAATTTGACATGAGTTCGGGTTTGCTCTTGGATGAGAAGATGAATGGCACGATGTTGAGGTATCCCTGTACCGGTGCACCTTCGTATCCTTTTGTCATTGACCGCAGATCTTCCACCACAGGAGCACCTACACCGGTCTGGTCGATAAACAGCATCGCCTGATTGTATTTCATGCAGGTCATGTAAATAGTGGTCTTGATTGAAGCCCAGGTGCGATCCGGTAATCGTAAGTGATGGACTTCTCTACGGTCGGCCACGTCAAAGATCTTCAGAACCGTGAAATCGTTCGCGCTTGCGATATCACAGCCGGCAATATACTGGTGGCCCGGGATGGGTTCGGATGCCGTCGAGGTCATGATCTTGTCAAGGTTCGGGAATACCGCGCCACCTTCCAAGAACTCTGCCAGAATCTCCGTCCGGTATTCAAGTTCCGTGTGCGATAACCGGTATGATTCCGCCTCTTCGGCATCGTAGAACGGGCTGTCAGTAGAGACGAAATGATAGGACTTGTACCTCTTTGGATCAACGTCTTCCATCCGGTACAGGTCGAACAACCAGCCTTTCGTCCATGGTGATGAGATGATCCACGCCCGGCCTTTCCGGATAGCAAGCTCCGGCTGAATGACTTTCCAGACTTCTTCCGAGCAATACGCGGCTTCGTCAATGATCACCCAATCGAGCGTGAACCCGCGCAGACCATCCAGATTCTCGGCGGATTTCATGTTGATGGTGGACCCGTTCTTGAGCGTGATCGTCAACCATCGCGCACTGACTTTTTCGATATACCGTTCCGGGATGAACTTCAGGATCTCTTGGAAATCCTTGTGCGCCTGATCAGCATACGGCGCGACAATCATTCCGGTACTATTATCGTGCGTCAGGGAATACCCAGCACCCGCCCGGGCAGCGAACGTACTTTTTCCCCATTGCCGGCCGGTAATCAGGATAATGAACCGGTGCGGGTCGTTATAGACTTCCTGCTGTGTTGTGTGTAGGTCAAGGTTGAGTTGGAACGCCATCTTGTTTTGCCTCGTCGTTCGCTAATCCGCAGTTATCATTCTTTCTTCTATGCTTACATCCCATCTTTGGCTCGATCTTCCTCAAAAGGCAGGTATGATCCGAACCGTGCAGGAAATAACAGGCAATCATGGATCTCTCCGTGGACAGGTATTATAATCGCAGTATCCGATCCGGCCATCCGAACGCCGGCAGTTCGCGCCACCCCTGACGTTAACTGCCTGAGGGCAACGCAATGAGACGGTTTCCAGCCATTCCAGATATTGCATTCTTCCGGTACTCCTTGTAATCAAATGCTGTCACTTCCGCTTCATAAAAGTATGGTAGTGCGATCTGCTGTTCCGGGTGCATGACGCGGCCAGCCTCCCCGACAAAATAATAATAGTGGAAGAAGTGCCGGAACGCCGGGGTCTCATTCTCAGCCCAGATTGTGCGGATCACAGATAATGTCCTCCAAAAAGTCGCGGAGCGGGAAGTTCCATGATTTCAATCTCCTTCATACTTGCTTTCTTTGTCACGTAGAATGTCGTGAATGGATCCTTTCCGCGATACATTTCAGGATTGATAGGATCTTTCGTGAATGGTCCAAACTCACCTGAGATCTTGTCAAAGATTTCTGGATGGATTTTGATGATGAGATTTTTTGGAGGTCTGAAAAAATTGTTGTTGATTGAATTAAGTGGGATTTTTTGGTATACTGGTCCTGAAGTCCACGCATCGCTCGGAACTTTGAGGTTTTGGTTCAGGATTGAATTGAGAATTTCCTGATCAACAAATTTGTGCATCATTCCAACACGACTGCCTTTATGAACCTTCGGTCGTTTTTTATCGGAAATACGCTGATATATCCACTCGGGAAACAGAGATCAATTTTCATTAGAGGAGTTAATGAGTTTTGAGTATGCTCTGGGAGTAGACGATCAAATTCTCGTAATCCCTCATATATCTCAAAGAACGTGATTGTATCTGCAATAAAAAAATCAGGTTTTTCATTTCTGATGGCAAGTTCACTATACATTCTGTGAAGTTCAAGGGTATGTAAATGGAATTTCTTGCTTATTTCTGTCATTTCATTCCTCCTCCGGGAAGAACTTGTCAATCAGCTCTTTCCCGAGATCTACTTCCTGCGGTTTCCGCTCGTACAGCGTGTTCTCACTTTGAATCAGACTGTCCAGCATCGGGGAATGTTCCAGACTCTCGGGATCCGGCTTCGGGTCGTTCTTGCTGGCAATCAGCACTACCTCGTCCATCTCGTCATCATCACTGGAACCTTTCTGGCTGCCCGGTAAGGATTTCTTGACCATCTTCTGATGCAGCTTGTCCAGCATGATATTGAACTTCTCCAACGCCCGAAGCCGGTCCTTGGGAGTCAGTTTAGCGTCCTGCAACACCTTCCCATACTCCATGATCGTGACCTGCATCATCTCGATCACCCCATCCTGCCCGCCGACAAACATCTTGTAATACGCCACTTTCATCCGGTCATCCCCGCAGTTGACCAGACAGATCCGTTCAGTGTCTTTCTTGGGCTGCACCGCCAGCGGCATCAAGGGACAGAGGATGAACGCCGGACAAACCCGGCTGCACTTCTTCATGGCACGGACAATCTGAAGCGCGTGCTGGTCCAGGGCCGACCGGTTCGTGCTCTTGTTCCCGTGATAACTCATCTGCTCACCACAATATCCGCATCTGGAAATTCCTCACATGCTGAGAGAACCGATTTGACAAAGGGTACGAAATGCTCATACATTCCCCAACCATTCGACGCATTGAACTTTTTGAACCGTTCCGGGTCTGATTCAAGGAGTGCAAGACCTTTCCTCAAGATCGGTATGATCTGTTCTGCCTTCCGGTATCCCTGTTCATCCGGTCGCCATAACGCCTCATAAATCCCGGCTTCACTCGCCATCCCAGTAAGATTGTGCGTGATGTTCCGATCAAAGACCGTTGTTAACTGGACCCGTTCCAAACGAATATCAAGGCTCATTTCCTCATCATCCCCGCCTCACTCACGCATTTCATAAAACTCGCAAACACTTCCCGGAAGAACCCTTTCTGCTTCTCATGCAACATCACGCCCTCCACCTGAGTTACCTGCCTTACAGAGTCATTCACGATCTTCTGCATATCCTCCCGGTTCAGCACCGTCTTCATCACCCCCGCCTGCCACACTATCGCTTCCTTGGGTGCCATCCTCAACTCATTGCAGATATCTATCGCGTCCTGACTGATACGATACGTCCCAGGAGTCAGTTCGCCCTTCTCCCTCCTCTCTGCCTCAAAGAACTCCTTCGTCTGTCCATCCTTTGTATTTGTGGCATCTTCTCCCATTTCATCACACCTGCTTCCTGTGATATTGTATCACTCTTCCATCTTAAACCTTGCGTATCACATCTTCCTACGCCTGAACTTCCCCTAGGATGTGATATATTGGATTTTCCCTGCTGTTTATATCCGGACCTAGGCATAGCATCACGATCCTTTTTTGCTTGTGAAGCTAACACCAGGGCCACCATATGCACATCGCAGCCCATAGCATAGAGCATTAGCCTATTGCGCCATAGTATGAAGGAGTTCGTCAAATAACTATTCTCTGTCATCCAGCGCATACATACGCCTGCGCATAATCGGAGCGATTTCTCTCGGGCATATCGTTGAAAGGAGCGCGTATAGGGGAGATCTGGCTATCAGCCATACCAAGAGCCTAGAAAACTGGTGAATAGTAGTGGGTTGTTGAGTGCCTTCTATATGATGATTGTTGAATGGCTGGCATGAGATGGGGAGTAGCGCAGAAAGCCTTATTACGCAATAGGAATATAGCGTAGAACTATGTCTAACGCAAGTAGTTGGAACCCTATGAAGAAGGGAGTAACGCCAGGGGATACACCGCGCTTATGTAAGGAGTGCGGGCGGGTGTTGCCAGTCTCTATGTTCTCTGTTAATGGCTGCGGATACTATGAGAATATCTGTAAGGTGTGCAAGGCCGAGCGGGAGCGGGTCCGGTATGATGTCTTGAAGCAGGGGAACACGGCCCGGTATTGGGATAAGCGGATACTGGCGATTAAGCAGAATGCAGAGCGGCGCGGGTTATCGTTTAACATCACGAGCGCGGATCTCATGGCGCTGTATGAGCGGCAGGGCGGGAAGTGCTGGTATACTGGGGAAACGTTGAGGATAGGGTCAGTTGATCGCATTGATGTTGAGCGGGGATACTCACCGGACAATATCATCATGTGCGAGAAGTACATTAACGTGTTTCGTGGTGATATCTCCCGGGATGCCTTCTTATTGCTCTGTCATAAGATCGCGCGTAATCATCCTCTTTCTTAATCTTCTTCTCTTTTGCTACATGGTTGTTCTTTGTTGTTCCTTCTATGATTTTAAGGGGGAAATCTTCCGGACCGACCCACGCGGAGCGCTTCCGCGCTCACGAACTCCCTACCTACCTAAAGGGAGTGATGTTGTCGTGTTCTCACGTCGAAATAGATAGGTTAATATTCTTGTAGTGATAAAGAGAT